ATTGCCGCCCATGCGAGCCAAGAACGATGCCCTGCGCGGATTGTCGCCAGATTTGACTGGTGGCTTCAGGTTCATGCCATCGGCCTTGGCAGCAGCACGACCCTTGGCGTTCAATCCGCCCTTGGGGTTCTGGCCTTCTTTGCGTGCGTAGACTGGTTTCTTCATCGGAAGCTCTTGGTCTTTGCAGCCACCTTCTTGGGCTGCTTGGCGAACTGTTTGCCTTCCTTTGTAGCCTCACGCTTTGCCCGTGTGGTTGCCGCATACTCAGCCGCAGTCAAGGCTTTGATGGCCTTTTCGGGCAGGTAACGCTCGCCAGTCTCAGACGATGGCTTGCCTGACTTGGTGCGCCAGTTCTGGCTTGACCAATCCTTCAGGCTTTTCTGTGAGGCTTTCATTTGTACGATCCGCCCTTTGCCTTGTACTGCTTTGCCAGCAATTGAGCTTTACGAGCAGACCATTCACCAGCCGCAGTTCCTTGCACAGCCGAACCTTTGATTTGCTCAAAGAGACGCTTGCGCATCGTGGGCTTCGTGTAGTTCCCTGCCGCATTGACAGAGGACTTAGGCTTGGTCGCCATTACGCTGCCACGCCTTTGATCACTGCAAAGTTAAATACTGGGGTCTCAGTCGTCGTGCCGCCGGTGGTGCGGAATGTGATGTTGAAACTACCAGCCGCCACCGCTGTGACCATCAGGTCATAGAGATCGGTGCCTGACTTCTGGCTCAAGATGACCACATCGGTTGCCGCCACAGTGCTGTTGGTCACGGTAAATGTCGTTGCGGTTGTCGTGCCTGCCGCGCTGAATAGCGTGATGGCACCCGTTGTCTTGGAGAGCGTCACGCCTGTGGTGCGGCTTGTGATTTGGGTGACAGCACCGCCTGCACCAGTTGCGTAACCTACGCCAGCCGTGCCAGTCGATGCAATCACGCCCGTCGCGGTCAGACTTGTGCCGGTGGCTGCGCCGATGACTGGTGTCACCAAAGTCGGCGTGTTGGCAAATACTGCCGCCCCTGTGCCTGTCTCGTCCGTCAGGGCTGCCGCTAGGTTTGCGCTAGATGGGGTCGTAAGGAATGTCGCAATATTCGCAGCCAGGCCAGAAACGCCAGTTGCAATCGGCAAGCCTGTGCAATTGGTAAGCGTTCCAGAGGTCGGCACTCCAAGAATAGGAGTTATCAAGGTCGGGTTGGTTGCAAACACCAGTAGACCCGTGCCCGTCTCATCTGTCATCGCTGCCCGTAGGTTGGCACTTGATGGCGTAGCCAAGAACGTCTGGATGCCAGCGGCATAGACCGTTTCAGCGTTGATCTGATACCAAGAGTTCGTAGGCTGGTAGAAGCGAATCGCTGTTGCCGTACCGGCTGCCAAGGATGTCACACCGCCATAGATGGCTGATGCGCCATTCAGGGCGATCGTCAGCGAGGTGATCTCTTGGGTGGTCGTGATCAACACCGAAGTTCCGTCAGGCACACCAGTGTTTAAAGGCAAGGTGATCGTGCCAGTCGCCAGCGTTCCAGCGGGTTGCAGCAGCATCCACTGGTCATTGCTGACAGGGGTCGGCACGGTAATGTTGAAGCCATCGCCAGGCACAAACAGATTTACCGCCAGCGTTGGCGAGGCAAAGCTCTGCTGGAAAAACGTCAACAAACTGCCAATGGATGTTCGGCGAGCATCGCCATTGTTGGGCGAGTAAACCGGAAGCTGATCCCCGCTCGAAATCGTGTTCAGGACGGGAAGCTGATTGATCGTTGGCATGATTGTCCTTAATAGTACTCAATAGGCCCATCAGGGCCAGCGGTGACTGGGTTGGCTGGTGGCCTGATAAACGGATTGTCGTAGACCCTCCACGGCTTGTTACCAGCACCGGCAGGCATGGTGGCCGGCAGTTGCTTCTCAAGCGGGAACGTGGCTCTTTGCAGCAGGATGTCGTAACCCTGCTTGGCCGTGGTCTTGGTCTCCATCATCACTTGCTTGCCGTAGGACGGAGCCAGCCTGATGCCCAGGCTACAAATGATGGCCTCATACGCCGAATCAGGAACAAGCGTTTCCTCATCAAGGTCGCTGTCCTGTGGGCTGGATGGCAAAGGGTATCCCAGACGGATGCCCTTGGCGTTCCAGTCTGCCATCATTGCGTCAAGGCGACGCAGAGCGGATTGAAGCTGCTCGGGCTGTAGATCAAACACATAAGACGCCAGACCTATCTCCTCAAAGGAGGCGCTTATGAATTGTCGCTTTGTGTAGCCCATGCTGCTTCCTCGATGTGTTTTAGAAGTGTCGCATCTGACCAGCGTTTGTCAATCTTCAGTCCAATCGCTTCTGCCTGTTGCAGCATCTCCTCGCGTGTCGCTGGGCCTTCTTCCACAGATGGTTCAATCTCATGAACCTCCACAACCTGCCTGCCAATGGGCGATGGACGCACTTGCTTGATCGCCTTGCGATCTGCTGCCTGCGCTTTTTTCAGCTTGCGCTTTTGCAGCCGCAGCTCCCGCCATGGGGCGAGAGCTTTGGTCTTGACGATTGCGGCTGACTTTATCATTTCTTCATTGGTGCTTTGCTTGGCTTGCCTGCGGCTTTTGCCGACTTGCTTGCCATCCCAAGCGCCATTGCAACGGCTTGCTTTTGTGGCTTGCCAGATTTCATTTCCATCTTGATATTCTTGGAAACGGTCTTGTCTGAATAACCTTTTTTCATCATCTCTTTCTCCATTAAAAAACAGGCCAACATCTCTGCTGGCCTGTCTGGTTTAACCGCCGATGCGATAAACGATGAAGGTATCAGCCGCAGTCTTACGGCAACGGAATCGTGCAGATGCACCAGACGTTGCAGCAGTTGCAGCAGCGCCCACGATGGTCACGCCTGTGTTGACCGTGATGGTCAAAGCAAACGCAGCCAAAGTGATGACGCTGAAGTCGAACGAATCGCCGATCGCCCACTCGGTTGCCAGGTCAAGGTTTGCACCTGTTGGCAATTGAATGCTACGGGTTGTCGTAGGTGTTGCCGTGACGATGCCCGTCAGCACGTTGGCTGCCGTGGCGATCATCGAGCCACCATCAGCTATGTCAGCAGGCGCACCTTGCGGTTGCCAGTTGCCATTGTTGTTGATGTCAGGTGCAACACCCACCGAGTAGTACGCACCCGATGCACCAGCCTGAATGGTCACGTTAGTGGCATTCGTAAAAGCGCCGGAGACATAGGTGGTGTTCTCGACAACGGTCAACAGGTCTTGCGCTTCTGGAAAGTTGGGGAAACCAACTTCCTGAAACACGCTCGCTGGTGAATAGGCTTGAACAGCGATTTTTTCGCCTGCTGATACGGTAACGGTAGCAGTACCTTGTGCGAAGATGACTTGATAGCTCATGATGATTCCTTAGGCTTGATTGAACAGCAAGATACCAGACATTTCTGGTTGCTTGTTGACCACGCCGAACAAGGTATCGAGGCGATACTTGGTCTTCATGGTGTTGACGTCGTACTGCTTTTGCATGACCAGCTCGATGCCCTGGTCGGTGCTTGCACGCATCACTGCGACACCAGCATCAGACGGGACAGCGTAACGGCCAGGCAGAATCTCCAGAGCATCCTTCTGCCAGAAGCAGTTGATAGGTGCGGTGGTGGTATTCAAGCGGTTGATGGTGCGGCCAGCAGCAGCAGTGACGATGCAGTTCTGGTATTGCAGCTCAGCGTCAGTGCCACCCTGTGCCGAGATGATCGGTGGGGTGATGACGCAAGTGGTTGCATTGGTCACGCTCACGACACGGAAGGTTTTGGAGAATCCAGTGCCTTGCTTGGTGATGTGATGAACAGCCTCGACGCCTTGGATTTCGATGGCAGAGCCAGCAGGCAGGTCGGTGGTGCTCGACACGGTAATCGTCTGGAAACGATTGTCCACGTTCTGCGTTTCACCAGTTGATGCGGTGGAGGTTGCCACTGGCACGTAGTAGTTGTTGGCTCCCACCAAGGTGCTCATGGTCGGATCAGAACCGGTAGCGCCGGTGAGGCGGTTGGCATAGTCCAGCTTGTAGGTCTCAAATCCAGCGACCATGCCGACGAACGAACGCTCAAAGGCGGTGTTCGACTTGGTGCCAGAGAAACTGCGTGCTGCACCACCACCAGTAGCGCCACCAGCGATGTTGCCAGCGATGCCGTTGTAGTCGCGTGAAGACAGGGCTAGGTAACGGTCAAAGGCTTGGACGCCCTGCTCGTTCATGATCGAGTCGCACAAGGCCACATCGTCATAGTCACCAGCAGCGGTGCTCACGGTAACGACCAGCGAGCCTTGAGCTGCTGCCACGTTCATGATGGCGATGTTGATGTCAGATGCCAGCTTTTGCTTGGCAGCTTCGCCCAGACGACCTTCTTGCAGGGCATCACGCAGTTCAAGTGCGTCCAAGATGAACGGCACGGACTTCTGGAAGCCGAGCGTTGCAGGAACGGAAAGCTGGGTGTATGCGCCGAAGTTGCCCGTCTGATCCATGCCGTCATACGACTGGGCGATGTAAGGCTGTGGACGATAGATGACGTTGTTCGTCCGCTCCATCATCGAACTCTCGGTGTTGTAGATGGACACATTGCGGGACAAAACCAGCGCGTCGTTGAAGCCTTCGAGGATGTCCTCGAACGCAACGCGCTCTTCCTTACTGAATGAATTGCTCATGAAAAACTCCTAGTGGTTTATTTGGATGCTGTTCGCTTCTGCGCCTTGTACGCGATGACCTTGGTCATGTTTCCAGTACGAGCCGCATCTTCTCGCAGCCGTTCAAGGGTTGAGTCTACTGCGCCAGAAACTCGGCCCGTACCGGACACGATTCTTTCTGGCGGTGGTGCTGCTCTGCGGTTGGTAACTTTCAAGTCTTTCTCCAGTTTCGCTACCGCGAAAGCAAACTTTACGGGGTCTTTGATGGCTGCCAGCTCTTGCGCCTTCTTTGGATTCTTTCCGAGTGCGTAGACAACCAGCGCGGGATTATCCGCACCTTGGAGCATTACGCCTTGCTGGGTAACGTTGAACAATTCCTGGGCCATAGCCTCGGCATCGTCAAAGTCTTTGACTCGCAGCTCAGCTTTCGCCTTGCCGTAGCCTTCCAGTTTGGCTTGCCATGCTTTCTGCTGGGTCATAACTTCAGCTTCTTGCTTGGCGTTGATCTCATCGGCTTGTCGCTTGCGCTCAAACCAATGCGTCAATGCTTCCTCAAACTTCTCGGCGTCATAGTCGTGATCTTCGAGGCTTGGCTTTTTGCCCAGCACGACTGGCTTGATCTCAGTCTGTGCAGAGGTTTGGAGCCTGCCTTGCAGTTCTCGGTTCTGGCGCTGTAGTTCTCGGTTCGTCTTGCGCAGCTCGCGAACCCATTCAGGCGCTTGAGTCTGTTCCTCGGGAGGTGGCGCTTCCCCAATGGAGACAACAACTTCGTCGGATTCCTCGTCATCTTGGTCTGTGGCCTGATCGCCTTGGGATTGCACCCCTGGTTGCTCGGTGACCTCTTCCTCGATGACTGCGGTATTTTCGTCGTTGTCGATCTCCTGATCTGCCTTTTCGTTCATCTATTGCCCCGTCTCAAACTCACCCATTGATGCGGCTGGGTGGATGCCGTTGTTTGCATTATCGCCCGTTTCAAGTTATCGAACAACAGGCTGAATAATCTGGCCTCGCAGTATCTCTTGCACCGCCTCGGCATTGGTCAGCGCCATATTCTGCGCAGTCTCGTCAACCTTGCTCAAGATCTCCAGCGTCTTAGCCCTGCTGAGTTCAGCATCGGCCACGGTCTTGACGGTGCTGGCTCGAGCCTGGGCTGCCTTGGCGGTGGCCTCCTCGGCTGCGGCTTGCAGGTACATCGAATTCGGGTCTTGCGGTGTGCCTTGCATCTCGGCCATGAGTTCCTGGGCCTCGTCGTCGGTTGGCTTGACCACGCCCATGCGCAAGAGCTTCTTGCGGAAGTAGGCATTGGCGTCACCGATACCCTCGCCTTCCATGTTCATCATGGCCATGGCTGTGATGACCTGCTGGGTCTCTGGGTCTTGGGTGATCTGGAGCATGCCGGTCAGCGCCCTGACGGTAGCGGCACGCTTGCTGCTGCTGGATGGCCCGACTTCGGACACCACATCAAAGGTTGCAGCACTCAGGTCGTTGGCCATCACCACCGCGCCTGTTTCCGTGTCAATCGTGGGCTGCATCAGCTCCACCATTCCGGCTTCGCCAGTCGGGGCGATGGTCTTCATCTTGCGCTTGTCTTCGGTGTAGATTTCCTTGGCCATCGAGAGCCATATCTCGCCGCACCGCTTCATGCCCTTGGCAAAATTGCTCATGTAGATGTACGTCTGCATATCCACACGGGTCTGGATCATCTCCACCGCTTTGCCGGATACGCCTGACACCATCTTGTCGGCACCTTGCGGATTGCCCAGGATGTCCTGCATATCTTGCTCGGTGATCTGCAAGAGAGTCGCCATGGCAGGTGGGATTGCTGCGCTGCGGGTATAGGCAACGGGGCCAGTGACCGTTTGATTGCCGTCTTGATCGGTGATCGGATTGACCAGCAGATATGGGTAATCGCGCAGGTTGTCTTCAGCCCACATGACTTGATGGCCTGCGACCTGCTCAGGGGTCAAGATTGGTTTCTCAATGCTGGACAAGGCGCTGATCTCTCCAAGCTTGGAGAGCTGCATATTCTTCAGACGCTGGGCATCTTTGGCTAGGCGCACTGCGCCCATGCACCGTTCGATGTTGTCCACGAACCAGCGTTTGCCGTACACCGGCACGATGGGAATGCACTTGCCGGCAATGTAACCCGCGTCCTCCAGCACCTTGCCGCCCGACATGATGTACTTGCGCACTCGCGTGCGCTTGATGCGCTTTTGGCGCACCTCACGGGTTCCGATAGCCAGCAAGGTTTCCTCCAGCATTTCATCGTTCTCGAAGTCTTGCTGGCTGTAGCGTTCCTCCGTTCCGTCAACGCCCTCGAAGATGCGGATCGTCTCGGTCTTTTCCTCGACCTTGTAATACTCAGCCACAAAGACCACATCAGGGGTCGCCCAGTCGAACTCGTACTGATGGATGATCTTGGGCCAGTCGGATGGGTCGTCGTTGTAGATTTCTTTGTAGCTTTCGCGGGTCATGCTGTTGACCACGAAGCAATACCGGGCATCGGACTTGTCCTGGCGCTTGGCGTTCAGGTCAAAGAACACCGAGCTGTCGGCATCGAAGATTGGCTCGAAGCGGATCCGCTGACGATCGTCCTCGGAATCTTCTTCATCCTCATAGACAGTGCGCAGTCGCCATGCGCCAAAGCCACCGCCAACAGCCTCCTCAAAGGCGTTGTCGTAGGCTTCGTCGGCCACCGAGGCCTGCTCGTCTGCACGGTAGAGACCGTCGCAGACCTCGGCCAGCTTGTCGTTTTCCGAGCCGTCTTTGCTGACGTAATCAACGGTGATGCGGTTGTTGCGGTACTCGTTGACGATCCTGATCACGGCCAGCATGATCTTGTTGACTTCAAACTTTGGCTTGTTTTCGTATTGATCCCACAGCGGGCCTTCCCACTGTGCGCCGCAAAGACTGTAGAAGCGCCGGTCTTGCAGGCATTGCAGGCGCTCGTCGCGCAGCGCGGTCTGAATGTAGTTGTACTGCCGCAAGGCTTCAGCGTGCAAATTCGAGAGCCGCTGATCGTTGGATAGTCGAGCCATGTGAGGTTTCCTCAATTTGTGCGATTGTCTCACCACTTCTTGATGTTTGCGATGGGTGTGAAACTCGCTGGCTTTGTAACGGCTGCACGCCGGACG